CGAGGACAAGGTCGAAACCAAGGCCGAGGACAAGGCCGAGGACAAGGCCGAAACCAAGACCGAGGGAGAGGAAGAGGGAGCTGCTCGGGACCAGGGTAAGACCATCCCGTTCACTCGGTTCCGGGCCCAGAACATTCGTCTTCGCGAGGCGGAGTCCGAAGCAGCCAAGCTGAAGGAAGAACTCGAGGCTCTACGCAAGCAGGCGGCTGTTCCGGCAGCGAGTGCAACTCCTGCGCCCAGCGCAGAGACGCGTGACTTCGACAAGGAACTGACGGATGCGGAAGCCGCGTTCGCCAAGGCGCTGACGGATAACGATCCTGATGCCGTGGTGGCAGCCCAGCGAACCATTCGGGCCATCGAGCGAGCGCAGTATCAGGAAGACCTGAAACGCGTCGAGGACAGCAGTCGGAGCACGGCTGAGGCAGTGAGCCAGCAGGCGTTCGACGAGGTTCTGGCTCAGGTCGAGGTGGAGTACCCTCAGCTCGATCCGACGCACGACCAGTACGACGCAGCCAAGCAGAACGCGGTACAGGCGCTGCTTCAGGCGTATGAGAACCAGGGGCTTCGGTCGGACGATGCGCTGATCAAGGCGGTCGGCGTGCTATTCCCCGAGGAGGCTGCGTCGGCGTCTGCGACGAAGCCCGCGGGGGGCAAGCAGCCTGACCGGGGGTTGCAGGACAAGATCGCTGCGGCAGGGAGGACGCCACCGGACGCTCGTGCGGCTGGTGGCGTGGATTCCAACGAAGCGGGAATCCAGGCCAACCTGGACCCGACCAAGCTCTCGGACGAAGAGCTGGACAAGTTGCCGACGTCCATTCTGCAGCGAATGCGGGGGGACTACCTAGAGCAGGCTGGTTGACCTTGGGTTGACTGTACGCCTATCCTGTGAGCGGAAATCGGGTGCCAACCGCATGTACGGTTGGAGGCTGGGAAGCTCAGCCCACTCGTGGAGTACCGAGTAACTCGCGTAACGAGTTCGGGTATCGAAACCCCGAGATCAAAGTCGTCTCCTCGTAGGCCGCGACGATACTGCGGACTTGACTCATATTCAGAGGAGATATCAACGTGGAAACCAATTTCGGTCTCCTGACTACCGAGCAGAAGACAGTCTGGGAGCGCGAGGTCTGGAAGCAGGGCCGCAACGCCAACTTCTTCAATCGGTTCGTCGGGGGTAACGGTGCGATGGTTCATCGCATCAGTGAACTGACCAAGGACGAGAAGGGTACTCGGGCCGTCATGACCCTGGTCGCCGATCTCGAGGGCGACGGTGTCGTCGGAGACAACGAACTGGAGGGCAACGAGGAGGCGATCAAGTCCTACGATCGCACGGTCACGATCGACCAGATGCGCCACGCGAACAAGTCGAAGGGCCGCATGGCAGAACAGGGCTCCGTGGTCCGGTTCCGTGAGCAGTCGCGCGACGTGCTCGCTCATTGGCTCGGAGACCGCCTGACCCAGCTGATGTTCCTCACCCTGTCGGGTGAGGCCTACAGCAAGACCACTTCCGACGGCACGCGTGTGGGATCGCAGTTTCCGCAGCTCGATTTCGCTGCGGACGTCTCGGCGCCGACGGCCAACCGGTACTTCAACTACGACAATTCGGCGAACGCGCTGGTCACCGGGGCGACCAACACCGTCGATGCTGTCGATACGCCGACCTACGAGATGCTGGTGCTGATGAAGGCGAAGGCTCAGACCCAGCTCATCAAGCCGATTCGGGGTGAGGGAGATCTGGCGGGGCTCGAGCACTACTTCGTGTTCATGACGCCGGATGGCATGGCCAAGCTGAAGCTGGATTCTGCGTTCAATGCCCACCTCAAGGACTCCATGCCGCGTACGCCGAACCACCCGCTGTTCAAGGGGGCCAACGTCTACTGGGTGGATGGCTTGGCCATCTACGTCCACAACTACGTGTTCCATTCGACCACGTGGGGGGTTGGGGCCAACGTCGCCGGGCAGGCCGTGCTCATGTGCGGGGCGCAGGCAATCGGCTTCGCCGACATCGGCAACCCGATGTGGGAGGAGAAGACCTTCGACTACAACTCGAAGCCGGGCATCTCGGTCTCGAAGATCTGCGGTCTGCACAAGCCCGTCTTCCGCGCCCCGACCACGGGCACGGACGAGGACTTCGGTGTGATCCGCGTCAACACCGCGATCTGAGGAGGATCGATCATGAGCGAAAATCTGAGCTTGACCCGGTCGGGGCGGCAGTACCCGCTGGTCGCGGCGGTTCGTATCTCGGGAGCAGACCTCGCGAGTGCAGCCATCGTGAGCATCCCGGTGCCGCCCAACACGCTGCTCCTGCGAGGGCAGATCTACGTGATCACGGCGGACGGCGGTACGGCACCCACGGTCAACGTGGGTATCTCCAACACTGCCGAGACCGACCCCGACGAGCATCTGGCCAACGGGGCCATCGGCGTTGCGGGGGCTACCGTGCCCCTGGCGCTGAAGCTGACGGCGTACTACCCGGAGAAGACCGACATCACCGTCGCGTACGGTACCGGTACTCCGGACAATGCGAGTGACCTTCTGCTGATTCTCGAGTACGGCGTGCTCGAGCGCAGCAACGAGGTGTACGACTGACACGCCGTGATGGCTGGGGGGTCCTGAGCAAGGACCCCCCAGCTTTTCCTTCCAACTGAGGAGCCACTCCATGGGCCAGAAGAAAGCTGAACTGCCAGAAGGGTTTCCGCCGGAAAGTGCCCTTCCGGGTGGACGGATCTACATGCTGATCGATCGGGAGGTTGTGGTGCGGGGCCTGGATACGCTGCACTTCGTACCGGGACGACCCGTTGCTGTGCGACGTGACGACCAGTCGAAGGTGATCGCTCATGGCGGTTACGCACTGACGCAGACCCCGGAGGTCGAGGGAACCCCCAAGGGCCCGAATGGCCATCCGCAGGACCCGAATTCCGAGGACTACCGCGCAGAGGTCCGTGTGGCCGCGGAGAAGCTGCTCGTGGCGAACCAGCCCAGTGACTTCGGTGCCAATGGCAAGCCGCGGGTCGATGCGTGGCAGCGTGAGCTCGGCTGGAAGCCTTTGTCCGAGGTGCGCGACGCGATCTGGGACGAGGTCAAGGACGAGCACACGCGAGACCAGGGACGCTAAGTGGAGACGCTCCGCCAGTTGTTCGAGCGTTTTCGAAGTGACGTAGACGACAACGCGGACCCCGGCTTGTGGTCTTCCAATGACCTCGAGGTTTACCTCAACTGGGCCTTGACCCAACTGGCGGAGCGCGCTCTCTACTTCTTCGACCGTACGACGTGGGCGTCACTTCCTGTGACGGCAGATGACCCGCAGCTTGCAGCGACGTCCGCCAACAAGCTGCAAGCCATCATCAAGGTCTACCGAGCCCGCCTCGCCTCCACCGAGGAAGATCTGACCGTCGGGACCATGGCCCAAGTGAGCGAGGCAGTCAGGAAGGACGACTACGGCCAAATCTCTGGGCTCTCGTCCACGTCCTGGGAAGTCAGCACAGGTACTCCTCGGGTCCTCGTCACTGACTACTATGATGACGGTTCGCTACGGCTCGGTCCCATCCCCACCGGGGCCGACACGGTCAGTCTGTGGGCTTTTCGGCGTCCGCTGAAGTACGTGTCGTACGAGGCGTCAGGCAAGATCAGCATCGCCGAGGCCATCGGGGTCAGCCACCTTGACCATCAGCTGGCACTCATTCAAGGCATGAAGGCCATGGCCTACCGCAAGAGTGACCCAGAAGCGTTGGACCTGGACCTCGCCCAGGCGGAGGAGGAACGGTTCTCCTCCAAGCTCCTGGAGATCAAAGCGGAGCGACAGCGAACTCTGCGCCCCCCTGGCACGGTTCGCTACGGGGGGCTGTGACATGGCAGCGCCCCACAACAGCACTCGCGGTAACGTCGTTGAGTTCAAGGGGCTGCAGAATGCTCAGGGGCTTGACGGAGTCGAGTTCGGTGCGTTCTTTGAATCAGAGAACGTCGACATCACCCGAGATTCGAAGCCGACTCTTCGCCCAGGTCGGGTTCAGGTGTTCGATGGTGCTGTGCGCGATATGTGGGGGGACGGTACCCGCAGTCTGTTCGTGACTACTTCAGGAGATCTGCGCGAACTGCACACAGACGAAACCACGAGCCTGCTGGCACCTTCGATCACAGGCACGGGCCGTCTGGTAGGAGTACGCATTGCCGGCACTGTGTACTGGTCATGCGGAACGCACCAGGGGGTAGTAGAGGGTGGACGCAACCGTACGTTCGGTATCGCGCCGCTCAGCCCGGTGGGCGTGGCTGTGTTGGCTGATTCAGAGCGCTTGTCACCAGGACGTTACGGCTACGCTTGGGCTGGCGTAACGGCTGAGGGCCGGGAAGGCCCAGTCGGACTGCGCGGGACGTTCGAGCTCAATGCCCGAGGGGGTGTTGAGCTCGTCCCGCCGATTCCAGCGGAAGCGCAAGTCACTCGTCTGCGTGCATACGTGACCGAGCCGAATGGCAGAAAGCTTTTCCGGCTCGCTCAGATCGAAGCTCCTGCTAACACAACGGAGCAGGGGCAGCGCCATGTCGAGGTGACGCCGGTACTTGGTATGAGCCGCCCTCCGCTTGAACTGGTGGAGCCGCTCCCTGCGTTCACTTGTGGGGGGGAGTACAACGGTCGCTTGGTGGTGGGGTATGACGACATCGTGCTGTACTCTGACCGCTTCGAATATGAGTACTTCGCTCCTGATCGGAATTTCATCCCCATGGGGTCGAGGGTACGCGTAATCGCTCCGGTGGATAGTGGGGTGTTCGTCGTAACGGACTCCGATCATTACTTCCTGGACGGCCCGGATATCGCTGCGGCGACCTTGAAGCGCAAGGCTGGGTACGGTGGGATTGCGAACACTCTGGACTATCTGGAGCCGAAAGAGCATTCCTTCGAGGGGGTGGAAGAGCGGGTCGCCGTATGGATGGGTCACCGCGGACCTGTGTTCGGCCTGCCGAACGGTCAGATCGAAGATACTGGGGATGGGGTGCTCTCAGTACCAGACACGATGCTACAGGGTGCTGGGGCGGTACGAAAAGTTGCCGGTGACGTACACTACGTATCGGTGGTGCGCTACAAGGGAGCAAGCTGATGACGATTCGCATTTCGAACGCCCTTAGAACGGCGAAGATGGTGACTGGTTCTCTCAAGAGCCGTTTGGACGGTGGGTTCCTGTACATGTACTCGGGCACGCAGCCCGCATCTGCCGAAGACGCCGCTGCCGGTACGCTGCTCGCGGCGTTCTCGATCGACGGGCTGGGTGTGACCGGCCTCACCTTTACGACCGGCGACAACGCTGGGGAGATGAAGAAGACAGTGGCCGAAGCGTGGGAGGCGGTTGGGCTCGCAGATGGTACTGCGCGCTGGTGGCGCTTTCAGCGGCTCGACACGAACGAGGCGACCACGCGGGCTGCTGCGGCAGCCGCTGCTGGCGGCACTACCGAGCGTGTCGATGGCAGTGTCGGCGTGTCTGGTGCGGACCTCACCGCGGCCAGCGTTCAGATCGCCGTATTAGCCCCTCAGACTATTTCGACCTTCGTTCTGCGGCAGCCGGCAGGCCTGAGCTGATTTCGCTGTGGGCTGGGACCCGGTAAATAAATCTGCCGACGCAATCATCAGCTCGTCTGGTGATGCGAACGCAGTTGCCAACGATCAGCTTACTGAGAGTGGGCCATTCACTGGAAACTGGGTCAACGCAGTTTCCAGTTTCACTCTATCGGGCAAGGTGTACTTTGAGTACGTCTCGTTTAACAACGGGTCGGCTACGGTTGACTCCCCCATTGTTGGTGTAGTCAACGAATCATGGGACGAAAACCAGCAAACGACGCCTGTTGGTAGGGACAGCGGGCCTGCGAACTCGGCGGGGCTTAATCCTACAACCGCAGCTCCGCAAGTTCGGAGTTATCAGGCCAACGTTTTCACCGACCTAACCGGTACGCTGGGGACTACCCCAGTTCATGGGGATGTCTGGCAGATAGCGTTCGACACAGCCACAGGAAAGTTGTGGTTTGGGCGCAATAACACCTTCGTAGGGGACCCTGGTGCTGGGACCGGTGAGACGTATACCGTAACCGGCACAACGTTTCGACTCGGTGCGAATCTATTCGACTCGATAGGCATTGGGATCAAAGGGCGCTTCAATTCCTCGGCACAGAGCTTCTCTCCTCCGACTGGATTCAGCGCTCCTGAAGCCAACCCGGCAACGCTCCTTACTCCTAGCGCGCTAACTCAGGCACATACGGTTGCGCAGCCGGGCATTCTGTCGTTCCCGATTCTGCTTGCCGCCAACAACATGGCTCAAGCGCATACGGTTGCGCAGCCTGGGATTGGGCCTGAGTTCACTGTGGCCCCTTCGGCATTAGCTCAGGTACACACATTCGCTCAGCCAAGTGTTACGTTCGACGCGCTACTCACTCCTGTGGCGCTGACCCAGGCGCAGACTATCGGCGCCCCTACTATCACTATGAGCGTCCTTCTGTGGGCGGGAGACGCCGGGCTAGCTCCGGTCGAGACGGGACCCAGCACGCTGGTTCCTGGGGCAGGGTTCGCCGGTAACGCCGAACTTCCGCCTCTTGAGTGGGACATTCACTTCGGGTGGCAAGGCGCAGGAGATTTGACCGCCTTCGAGTCTGAGGGCGTGCTCTTGGCGGGGCTGCTGTTCTCCGGGGATGTGACCCTTCCGGCGATCCGGTCGACCAGTGCTGCTGCTTTTGACGGGACGTGGTCCGCGAGTATTCAGCTGCCTTCGATGCAGGGTAGCGGAACGCTGCTTACTGGGTGGTCATTCGTCGGAGATGGTGCGCTCCAGATGTTCACTGGGGCCGGAACGATGTTTCGTCGCGGGGTCTACGCTGCGGACTTCGCCCTTCCTGCGCTAGATACCCCTGGTGGCGTGTTTCTTTCTGGGGCGCTGTTCGGGGGAGACGGTACGCTCGTACCACTGACCGGCGCAGCTGAGATGGAAGACGGAAGCACGCTGCTGTTCTTCGGTCTGAGCACCAACACGTTCAACCTCCATCATGGGGGTTACCTCGAAGTGCCTTACGTTGGAATGGCTAGGCTGGGCCGTTCGACGTACGCTGCGCTTTCAGATGGGTTGTACCGTCTGGATGGTGGTGATGACGCGGGGGTGCCCATTCAGGCTCGGTTCATGCTGGGCTTCACAGACCTTGGGGTAGAGGCCGTGAAGTCACAGCGGGTGGCGTATCTAGGAGGGAAGTTCGACGGACGGCTTGCTGTGATCGTACGGACTGATCAGAGCCAGTCCGAGCTGCGCTATGTAGCCGAGATGCCGTACGACCAAGCTGCGGGCAAGGCCCCGGCACGAGTTAAGATTGGCCGAGGACTGAGGGGCCGCTACTGGCAGTTGGGTATTGAGAACGTGGACGGTAATAGCTTCGAGCTTGACCGTATCGGCATGGGAACGTGGTCGTCCAGGAGGAAGAGATAATGGCGAACACTGTCGACATCAGCGCTGTCCAGGACGACGTCCGTAATGCCACCAACCTGTGGACCACAGAAGCGCTGAGCTTTCTACAGACGCTGAAGTCCAATGCTGCGGAGATCGTCAGTGTCGACTTGCCAGACGTCGATACGAGCCTCCCCAGTACGCCGTATGACACTACGTTGTTCAGCCGTATCGGTTCTGAGCCTACTATCGGAATAGGGTCCGCCTTCGTGGCTCCGGCTTCTGACCCAGGAGGCACTGCTTCGTCCACACTGGTTAGTTTGCCGGCTCTGGTTGCGATTCCAAACGACACTACGTCATCGCCTACGTTGACGCTTCCAGCTCGGCCGGAGCTCACGATTCCGGATGCGCCTACGTCGCCATTGATTGACGATGTGACGACACCCGTAGCTCCTACGATTGAGCTGCCTACGGCTCCATCGCTTGCGAATGTCGTGTTTCCGGACGCACCTACGTTGTCGTTGCCCACGTTTTCCGAAGCAGCACCAGACGCACCGTCGAGCTTCCTTCAATCGCGGCAGTTTGAATACTCCGATGCGGCATTCGATGAGACGCTCATAAACAGTGTGCGCGGTAAGTTGATCACTGATGTGGTTGACGGTGGCTACGGTATCGAGCCTGATGATGAAGACGCCCTGTGGGCTCGAATGCGTGACCGAGAGGCAGGACAACTTGCTTCGGAAGAGGGCGACGCTGAGGAGGCTTACGCAAATCGTGGGTTCAGCATACCGCCGGGGGCCTTGCTGGCGGCGAAAGCACGAGCGCGAACGGAAGCAGAAGAGCGCCTCTCTGAAGCGAACCGCGAAATTTCGGTTACGCGCGCAGGACTCTTCCGGGACGCCCGTCAGTTCGCAATGACTCAGGGGGTGCAGACTGAGCAGATCCGGTGGCAGAACTTCGGGTTTGCCATGGAGCGTGCGCTCAACGCTGCTCGGTTTTCCGCGGAGTTCTCTGTACTTGTACATGACGCTCAGATCCGGCAGTTCAATGCCGCGCTGCAGCGCTACGTCTCAATCGCCGAGGTAGCTCGTACTCAGCTGCAGGTAGCGTTGACCCAGGTTCAGATCTACGAAGCTGAGGTGCGCGCTGCAGTGGCTAGACAAGAAGCCACGCGTATCGATGTTGACCTGTATCGTGCGCTGATTGACGCGTCGAACTCTCGAGTCAATCTGTTCGAGTCCCAGGTTCGAGCGGCGTCGCTGACTGCAGAGCTGCAGCGGCTCAAGGTCGATACGTTCCGTTCAGAAGTGCAGGCATACGCCACGCGAGTGCAGGCCAATGAGTCACAACTACGGACGTACGAGGTTGGCATTCGAGGGGAACTAGCGAAGGTCGAGATTTTTCGAACCGAGGTAGCGGCTTACACCGACAGGGTACGAGCCGCGGGCGTCGAGCAGTCGGCGCGCAATGAGCGCGCTCAGGTGGCCATTGCTGCGAAGCAGGCTGAAATCGCTGATTACCGCGCCAGAGTCGACCGCTATCAGACACAGGTGACAGCGGAAATAGCGCGGGTACGTTCGATTCTAGACCGGTATACTGCGGACTCGGATGTGTACCGCTCTGCCATGGCTGGGTACGAGTCTCTTACGAGGGTGTCCATCGAAGAGGAGACTGCGCAAATACGAGCCATCGAGGAGCAGACCAAGCGGTTGCAGACCAACGCTCAGCTCTCGTTGGAAGCAGCGTCGCAGACGCTACAGACTCGGTTCAACGCGGCCAATGCTGGGTCCCAGATCACGACGGGGCTGGTCAGCGCCGCAGCTAGCACTCTCCAGGCGATCATCGTCGAGGAAGAGTCGCAGGCCACCTGAGGAGGCAAGACGATGGCGAGCCGTAGAAAGAAGGCCTCTACTTTGGTCGAGGCGGGTGAGGAGCGACTCAAGCAAGCGAGTGCGCGGGTGAAAGCCGAGGGTGCGGCGTTTAAGCGGGCCGCACCCAACGTGACTGCGCGCCTGCAGGCTGGCGCGCAGACGGTGCGCGAAGCAGCGAGCAACCCGCGAGCGGCGTTCGCATCTCTTCGAGACACTGTGGACACTGCTACGCGCGCACCGACTGGCGGCACCATACTCGATGCACGCGGCAACCCGGTCACTTCAGAGGCCACGCGCCTTCAGCGCGCAGGAACCGCCGCACGAGGGGCTGCGGCGGACGTACTCGAGCGCGGGAAGCGTCTCGCGAGCGGAGTGTCGGGGACTGCTCGGACAGGCGCTGCCACAGTGAGTGACGTGGCGCGCAGTTCTGGTGATACGGTCCAGCGTGCGGTCAACGCCGCGAAGGGGGCGGCCCGTAACGTAGGCGGAGCGGCTCGTGACGTCGGCCAGCGTATCGAACGTGCTCGCGGCAACATCAAGGGGCTCGAGACTCGCATCGGCGAAGCGAAAACGGCCTTCGGCGCCGATCCGTCGAAGGCCAACCGGCAGCGCCTCGTGCAGCTGCAACGCCGCCGCGGTGCGCTACAGCGTGGAGCAGCGGCGCTCGACTCGGGCCGGCTTAAGGCGCAGCAGACCGCGACTCGAGTAGCGCGCGATGCGCCTGGGGCTGTTCGAGAAGCCACGCAGCAGGCACGGGGGGCAGCAGGGCGCGCAGTGCAGGGTGCTCGCGCAGTCGGCCAGAAGGTGACTGAAGGTGCTCGCGCAGTCGGCCAGAAGGTGGCTGAAGGTGCTCGCGCAGTCGGTCAGAAGGGTGCGGCTTCAGCAGTGGGTAGCGCCCCTGGTTCGGCTACACCGCCCAAGGGCATTTTGCGGCGTGTGGGTGCCGGGGCTGGGGGGTTCGCTGTTGGAGCCGCTCGGAACAGTGCCGCTGGGGTCGGCCTTGAGGAAGTTGCTCGCCTCGCCACGGACATCGGCGGGTCGGAGTTCAACCCGATTGTTGGCGGCGCTCGCTTGACCGCTAACAACGTTGCGCGCAACGACGTGGTCTCTCCACAGACGCTCGCCGAGGCACCCGAAGTGTTCGAACGGCAGGCCCAGGAGGCGGAAGCTCTCGGGGATACCGAGCAGGCGGCGCGCTTGCGTCGTTCGGCGCTCCGGCGTGCGGATGTTGGCCAGAGCACAGCAGAGAACACGATTCCAGCGGCGCGTGCTCGTGAGACTCTGGGTAGCCTCTTCCGCGATCCCAACTCAGCGTTGGCTACAGGAGCGCGAGAACTAGCCGCTGGAGGCGACCTGTCGACTGCGGCGCGTCTCGCGGCTCAGCGTAATTCGCTCGCCGGTCTGGTTGTCGATGCGCCGGACCCCACGCGGATTCGAGCGGACTTTTCGGCTGCCCCGGAGACGCAGCCGCGCTTTCCGGCACCGGGCAATCCTCCGACGACGGCACCTCCCGCCCCCACCCCACCTGTGGTTCAGAACGCGAACACCACGGGGCAGCAGAGCGTCACGGACGTCGATCCTGAGGCTGCTGCAGCAAACGCTCGGCTGCAGCGTAGCCAGCAGGTCGAAGACGCAGTGGGTCGAGTGGCTGGGGGGATTCAGCGTGGTGGGCCCGAACGCTCTTTCGCGCTGCCCGGTGGTCGCCTCCAAGCGGCGGGGCTACGTGGTGGCGGGGCGGACCCGACTCAACTGCCTGCGGGTAGTGGGTTCATCGAGGGGCCGGATGGCCGACGTACGATCATCGATACGGGCCCACCGCGGGCTCCGCAGCGCATCTCGCGTGCGTCGGGCGGCGGTGCGCGTCGGCCACAGGTGCCATTGGTGGCGGGTAACTTCGCTGGAGCCATTGCCCCGCTTGTGGATGGGCGGCCCACAGGGGGTTCGCGCACGTCGACACGAGACCTGATCGCGGGGAGCAGGCTTGCCCTCGAGGAGAGGAAGCTCGGAGAGCAGACTCGTCAGAACCTCATCGAAGGACTCGGTAACGAGGACACCGCGCCGATCGTACGGAACACCATCGCGCAGCGTGCGCTCAATCTGGGGGACCCAGAGTCTGTCAACATGGCTCGGGCGTCGCTCATTGGCTCGCTGGCTCAGATGGGCTCGGACTTCGATTTCAACCCGTTCACGGGGGGCCGAGGGCCGGGGGACTTCCTGGGTGACCTGATGGCCGGGCGTAGCGTCAGCACGGCGGGCCTGAGCGGGAACTTCCGTGGGTTTGAACTGGATGGTAACGACATCTTGGCGCCCACTGGCCAGACCCTCGGTCGCCTGGGTCAGCTCGAAGCTGGCGAAGCGACGCTGCTGCGTCAGCTCATCGCTGCTGACAACACGCAATAAAATGAGAACCTCGCCTCAGCTCAAGGAGTAGTCCATGGCTATCAACCCGGTCACCGGGGTCGACCAGAGCCGTCAGCGGCTGCAACGTGGCACGACCCAGACCGGGGTACCTGCTACTGCGGACCAGGGGCGCCAGGGGGCCGACGACGCTGGCCGTGAGTTCCGCCGAGGCCTGCGTCGAGGGGTCACCGAGGTCGGGGCCCTGGGCCGTGAGGCCGTCGCTGCCGGGCAGGCGGCGCTGGGCTTCGAGGACGCCGCTCGGGAGAACCTGGAGCAGGCCCAGGCCGCCCGTCAGGAGGTCGCGGCTGACGTAGCCCCCCGTGTGGGCCGGGTGGAGGACATACGCGTCGACCAGGGCTTCGAGGCCTTCCTGGACGACTCCCTGGACTACCTCGCCCAGCTTACCGGCTCTCAGGCGCCCATCCTGGCCTCTCTGGCGGCCACGGGCGCCGTGGGCGGTGCGGTCGCCCGCCGGGTGGGCGCTCAGGCTGCCACGGGCGCTGTGGGAGGCGTGGGGGCGGGTTCCGCGGCCCTGGAGACCGGCACCATCTTCGGAGGCATCGCGCGCGATCCGGAGGCCGAGGGGACGCTCCAAGAGCAGGCCCTGGTCTCCGGGGCTGGGGGCCTCGTAGCGGGCTCCCTGGACGCCCTGCCCCTCTTCCAGGCCACCCGGCGGCTGGGGGTGGCCGACCCCCTGCAGCGCTCCATCCTGGCCCGCGCAGCGCGTGCTGCAGTGCCGCAAGCGGCGTCCGAGGCGGCTACCGAGGCAGCCCAGACCCTGGTCGAGCGCGGCACCCACCACTTCGTCAATCGGAACTTCGAGGTGCTGGGCCCAGAGGGCGCCAGCGAGCTTCTGAACGCCGCCGTGGCTGGTGGCATCCTGGGCGGTGGCTTGGGGGCCGTGAGCGGCGCGCTGCAGCGCCCCGGCCCCACGGGCGACGACCTGATTGCCGAGGCCGAGGCCGACGAGGCGACCAACCGGGCCCTGCTGGAG